TGGCAAGATTTTTAAATCCATACAGAGATGACTTGCCTGATGTGGACATTGACATACCTCATCACAAACAAGAACTTGCAATGCAACGTGTGTTTGATAAATGGCCAACACAGAGTGCTAGGATATCAAACTATGTGCTTTACAGAGAGAAGAGTGCAAAACGAGAAGCCGCCAAACGTCTTGGAGCAAAGGGCAGACTGCCAAAAGACATTGACTATGCAAAACTAGGCGTTGATGAACAAGAAGCAACTCGTATTGAACGCAAACTCATGGGTAAGAAACGTTGTATCAGCAAACACTGTGGGGGTGTACTTGTGTTTGATAGAGCATTGCCCAAGAGCTTGTTCCGTGATGATAATCTTATACTACTTGACAAAAATGAAGTAGAAGATTTGGAACATCTGAAAGTAGACATACTTGCAAACAGAGGACTTTCACAACTGTTAGAAATAGATCCAAACACAAGATTGGATGCTTATCCAAAACAGGATGAACGTGTTGCTGATTTGTTGTGCAGAGGTGATGTACTTGGCGTAACACAAGGCGAGTCGCCAACTATGAAAAGACTGTTCCGTGCATTGCAACCAACCGGAGTTGAAGACTGTGTGTTTGCCAGTGCATTAGTACGTCCTGTTGCTATGGAAGGCAGACGCAAGGCCAGTTGGTTCCGTGACTGGAGTGAAAAAGGGATACAAAAGAATGCAATAGTGTATGAAGATGATGCCATACACAAAATAATGAAACTGATTGGCATATCACCATATGAAGCAGATATGTATAGACGTGCTTTTGCAAAAAAGAACGAAGAAAAAATGATGCAGTTTATGGCACGCTTAGGTGACCATCCAGATAAACATGATATCTACGAACAAATGCAATCACTAAGTGGGTTTGGCTTGTGTAGAGCACACGCAGTTAATTTGGGTAGACTCATTTGGGCACTGGCATATCACAAAGTATACAATCCAAAAGAATTTTGGCGTGCTTGTCTAAAACATTGTCAAGGATCATATGCACGTTGGGTATATCGTAACGAAGCAAAACGTGCTGGTTGGGATCTGCGTGACTTGGGCTTTGACAATTGGATTACAGAAGACCCTGTTGAGAGTTTCAAACAACATGGTGCTTGGAACAGTCCTGGCTTTTTGCCAAACATGGGATTACAAAATTTATTCTTAGACAAGTTTCAGTTTGCAGGTATAATTGCCGCCAGTAGAGTGTTTAAAAGCGATCCAAAAAATTACATACACTTTATAACACTAGGAGTAGGCGAAGGTCGCTATGTAGATCTTGTAGTTGATAAGCCTGTAAAGTATGCACGTGACAGTGTAGTAGTTGGCGAAGGACAGATGTGGACCAAAGACAACAGTAACTATCTAAAAGTAAAACGTAAAAATGTACGTGCAATGCCTATAGATCAGTATGCCTGAGAGATCTGCATCTATCCATAACCGGCACTGAGACCTCCAGTGAGCCCAAGGTAGTTCTGTGTTAACATATCTGTTTTAGAAATTTCATCTTGCAGTTGTTTTGGCCAAGTTGCAATAACCTTATCGTAGTAATCCCCCAAGTATAGAGAATTAAGTTTTTTCCTATTGTTTATGAGCCTTGTATAACAACTTTGTCTTGTTTTATCTAGTCGAGGTTTATCTTTTAACAGTTCTAAATTTAGGTATACTGCATAAAAACACCTTTCTAAAAATGTAGATTTATATTGGTAACTGTGATCAATTATGTCTTCAAAAGTGTCAAATCCTAACTTTTTAAACTGAAGTTGTTGTTTATATCCGCCGACCCAAATTGGAAAAGTCAGACCGATTATGGCATAATAAGTTTTTTCTGACCATGTCATTGCAAAGTCAGCTTGGATACATTCAGAAATCAATGAAACAGCAGAAGATTGAAACATCTTATTAAGTCCTTGGTTCCATGACTGAAAATTATTACCATAGTCTGCAATGTTGACATCATTACCTACAGTGTCTGCTCTGGTTACTGGAATCCATTTTTTAGTAATATTAATTGGCATTAATATTTTATCCCAGTAATTATCAATTATGGAATCATTTAAATTATTTTTTTCATCAACTATTTTGCTACAATCAAACTCTCTACCAATTCCGCTCCACGTATAGTCGTAATCTATGCCAAAAATTTCACATAACTTGATTGTGAGGTATCTGTTTAGTTGTTTTTTGTTTACCATGAAATTTGCAGAATATTTAGTAATTAATTCGTCTGATAAATGAAGTTTGCCTTTTTTTTCAAATCCCTCTGCTAGCCACTTTAAAAATATGTCTACAGTATAAATTCTAGGATAGTGTTTTGAGCTAAAAAAACTATGACTATCGCTTACTATATATTTTGGATTGCCGTATTTTTTCAGTAGCCAAGAAAGATCTGAATCAGAAAAAGTATCAATAATATATAATATTGAATCTTCATCTAATCTAGTAGAATCTGAAGCCAATGCATTTGCTTGATTATCCCATATTACTCCTGGATTACGATCACAAATTCTCTGGGTATAGATTTTCATAGTTAACCTTTTTGTTTTATACCAGCTAACATCTGTTTAAGTTTTGTGCTTTGTACATCAGCAACAATCTTGCCAGGTTCATCTTCTACAGTTGCCTCTGATGCTGGATCACTTTGTATAGACTTTGCTTTAATTTGATCATATATTGAACTTGACTGTTTCTTAAACTGTTGATACTCTTCATCATCACCTAAGTCACGTATACGTAAACTTTCTATGTCAAACTCTAAGTCTACTTTCATACCAACACCACTTGAACTTCTAGTTTTCATAGCCTGTATTTGATATCTGCCACGTTCACGCATTGCACGGCTTGTAAATATACCAAACACATTGTCAGCAGTATTAATCTTACTAATACCACCCGATATGTGCGAATGATCAAACTCTACTTCTTCGACTGCACTTCTATTCAACTGTGAAGCAGTCACAAACAGTATGTTAAGTTCTCTTGCTAGGTTACGCAGTTCTTCTGAAACATACTTGTCCTTGACAAATAAATCATTTGGAGATACTTTAGCACTAACTGGCATAAGCAAATCCAAATAGTCAATACACATAAAGTCTATGTTTTTGCCTTGCTTTATGCTTAGTTCTTTTACAAATGCTCTTATGTCATTTACTGTGCTTTGTGCAGGCATATACTTTATTTGTAAGCCGCCTGCTTTCTTACCCATCATCTTCACTTTCATTTCAACAGTTTCAATGTCTTTGAACAACTGTTTACTAGGAGTGTTTGTTAACATACTATCAACACGCATAGCAGTCAAACCTTCACTAAGTTCTAATGTAATGTATACTCCGCTCAGTCCTGCTTCCATCCAGTTCACTGCTAAGTTTTGCATAAACAAACTTTTACCTGCTCCTGAACCACCTGCAAATATCTGCAGTTCACCTCTGTTGAATCCACCATATAACAGTTTGTCTAACTTGGGCCAACCAGTTGAATTCTGTCCGTTATTGTCTTTCAGTGCCGCAAGTCTTGCACGAGGATCTTCAAAGTAATCTGTACCTAAATCCTTTGTTAAACTTATTTGCACTGCATCCTTTATAAGTTTCTCAACTGGTGAATACTCACCTTTTTCAAGTAAGTCTGCACTTTTAAGTATTGCACGTTCCAGTTCAACACGTCTAGTAAATGCCTCAAATGTTTCTAAAAACCAATCAGTGTGTCCACTGTTTAAGTCAGGAATCTCCAACAGTTCAATGTTTGTTACTGCTTTGATCTGTGCTCTGTCAGGAAGTGTTTTGTGTTCGTTAGCATGATCATAGATAAACTTTGCAGTTTCTCTCAAGTCTCTGTCAAAGTTTTCTTCATTGAAAATGTTTTGTACTCTCAAGAAACTTTGTGCATCATGCATCATCATTTCTAAGAATAATTTTTGTACATCATATGTATATTCTATCATACTATCCTCGCTAGGCGTTTACGTGCCATTTCAATTTTTATCTTACTACGTTCTG